GGCCCCACATGTAAATTTTAGGAGATAAAAATTATGTCAACATTTGGATCATCAATCGACGGAGTTGCAACTAACGTAACTACTGAAACTAAAACTGTTCAAACTGGAAGAACTAGAGTATATGGAGTTCATGTATCTGGCCCTAACGTAGCTGGAGTTTTAGAATTTAAAGATGGTGGAGCAACTGGAACATCAAAAGTAAAATTAAATAAGGCTGCTCATGTTCATGACATGACAATTAATTTCCCTACACCAATTTTATTTAAAACAGATGTTTACTCTGCATTTACCACTGAACAGATTACAGCCATAACTGTTTTTCATAGCGGCGGAAGTAACTCGTAGGAGGCAACTTGGCTTTTTCAGGCACAACTACATTCGAGAAAACATTCTCGATCGACGATATTATAACTGAAGCTTTTGAAAGATTAGGTTTCTTTGATTACTCAGGTAATGACCTGCGTTCAGCTAGAAGATCATTAAACATAATGCTTCAAGAATGGGACAACAGAGGTATCCATTTTTGGCAAGTTAGAGAACATGCATTTAGTTTAGTTAATGGTCAAAACGAATATGTAATTTTTAGATCACCAAGCGATGGTACATCAGATGGAATTACAACTACCTTAACGTCTGCTATCATTGCAACTACTTTAACCATTCCTGTTGCTTCTGTGGCCCAGATGCCTGCTTCAGGTAAAATAAAAATTAATAGCGAAATAATTAAATACAGTTCTATCTCAGGAAATAATTTAATTGTTGCATCAACAGCTGATAGAGGAATTGATGATACAACAGCTGCTGCTCATGCACAAAATGATTCTGTAAATAACTTTGTAAATATGGCTTCAGATATTTTAGAGTCTAGTTATAGAAGATCTACAAATGTAGATTCACCTTTAGCTAAAGTAAATAGATCACAGTATTCAGCTTTTTCAAATAAAACAGCTACAGGTCAACCTTCTAATTATTGGGTACAAAGATTTATAGATAAAGTAACAGTTACTTTATATTTAACTCCAGGTTCAGATCAAGTTGGTGATTTTATGTTTTTCTATTACTTACAAAGATTACAAGATGCAGGTAAATATACTAATGAAGCAGATGTAGTTAATAGATTTGTACCTTGTATGTGTGCAGGTTTAGCTTACTATGTATCACAAAAGAAAGCTCCTCAACGAACACAAGAAATGAAATTACTTTACGAAGATGAATTACAAAGAGCATTAGCTGAAGACGGTTCATCTGCTAGTGTTTACATATCACCTAAAACTTATTATCCGGAGATCTAATGGCAAAGTTTGCAAAAGGGAAACACGCTTTAGCAATCTCTGACCGAAGCGGATTAGCTTTTCCGTGGAGAGAAATGGTTACAGAATGGAATGGTGCATTTGTACATTACTCAGAGTTTGAACGTAAGCAACCTCAATTAGAACCAACACCCTTTGTTGCTGATCCACAAGGTTTAGAAAAAGCAAGACCTGCAAGAACAGAATTTGGAACTACAGATTTTTTACCTAAAGATCCTTTTACAACAGCTTCAAGTTCAACTTTAGTAACTGTATCAGAACCTAACAGTGCAAGAGTAAATAATGACATTGTAAGATTTCAAGCAGTTAAATCTCAAACTGTTGGTGGTGTAGCAAAATCTACATTAGAATTAACTACAACTTTAGCTTCAAACATAACTGCGACTGACACAACTATTTCTTTAACAGATGCCTCAGCATTTCCTACGTCAGGATTTTTTATGATTGAAAAAGTAGATGTATCGGATAATGGAGATTCTTATTTTAACAATGAAGTTATTCAATATACTGGTAAATCAAGTAATGATTTAACAGGATGTGTGAGAGGAACTAACTCACAATTTAGAGGAGTCTTACCTAAAAACACAACTGCCAGCGCTCATAATTCAGGTGCAATTATTGTTGGCGGTTATTCAATAACTATGATACAAACAACTCAACAACAAGCAGGCCAACCTTCTACAATAACTTTAGAAAATAGTTATACGTTTAACTTGGTTTCAAATGCTTCGAGTACAGAAACAGGAGGAGGTATTCAAGTCTTAGCTGGACCATTGGATACTAAACAAGGATGACATACGACGAATTAAAAACAAAAATCAGAAATTATACAGAAGTCGGATCAACAGTATTATCTGATACTATTTTAGATGGTATTATTCTTGATGCTGAATTTAGAATATTTAGAGATGTAGATTCTGATAATAACAGAAGATATGCTACAGCTAATTTAATAGCTTCAACTAGATTTATAGATTCTCCTACAGATGCACTAATAATTAGATCTGCTCAAATTGTGGACTCTGAGTTAGCTGATGGAAATACTAATCAAGAAAGAGATTTTTTACAATGGAGAGACACAAGTTTTATGTCTGAATTTAACCCAACTGCTGTAACCGGTGTACCAAAATATTATAGTTGGTGGGACAAAAATAGAATTATTGTAGCTCCTACTCCTGATCAAGCTTATATAATTCAGTTAAATTATATCTTGAAAGATCCCGGATTATCGAGTACAAATACAACAACATATATAAGTACAAACTTTCCCAATGGACTTCTGTATGCATGCCTTGTCGAGGCTTATGGTTTTCTAAAAGGGCCACAAGACCTCTTGCAATTATACGAACAAAAGTATAAACAAGTGGTAGAAGGCTTCTCTATTGAACAAATGGGAAGAAGAAGACGAGATGAATATCAAAGCGGTGTTCCTCGTATAGGTAAATAGGAGAATAAATTATGGCTATAACACAAGCAATTGCAAACAACTTTAAAAAATTATTACTCGAAGGTGATGCTAGTTTTAAGCAAACTGGTGGTGATAAATTTAAGTTAGCTCTTTATACTTCTTCAGCTACTCTTAACTCAGCAACAACTTCATTCACAACAGGCAATGAAGTTACTTCATCAAACTACTCATCTGGTGGCGGAGCACTTGTAAACAATCCAACTTCTTTAACAGCTGGTGTTGCAAGAGCAGACTTTGCTGACTTGTCATTTCAAAACGTTACGTTGACGGCAAGAGGAGCTTTAATTTACAACACATCATCTGCAACTACTAACTCTGCAGTTTGTGTTTTAGATTTTGGAGGAGACAAAACAGCTACTTCAGGTACGTTTACAGTTCAGTTTCCAGCACCAACATCAACAGCAGCGATACTAAGAATATCGGGCTAATAGGAGGAAGCTCCTATGGCGGATAAAACTTATACAGTCACTGTTGCAAGTGGTAACTTGTATGGTGGAGGTACGGGTAACGTTTACTATGTAGATGGAACACGTAGTTCGACTGGACCAGGTAATATCGTATGGCCTATTTCATCTACTTTACGTTTTGAACAGAGTGATGCGTCTAATGATGGTCATCCATTAATATTTTCATCAACTACTAGCAGAGATTATTATTTAACATCTGGGGTAAGTTATTACCTTGATGGTGCTGTAAATTATTCAGATTATATAAACACTACAACTTTTAACGCTGCTACCACTAGATACATCGAAGTAGATGTAACAACTCCTGATTTTTATTATTTATGTTATGTCCATGGAATAGGAATGGGTGGACTTATGGATGTTGCTACAGGTAAAACGTGGAGTGTAAGCACGTGGGGAGATAATCAATGGGGAGATCAAGTTGGTCCTACTTTTACAGTAACTGGTCAAGCTTTAACTGCTTCTTTAGGAAATGAAAGTGTTGGTATTGATGTTAGTGTTACTGCAACAGGTTTTCCTCTTTCATCTAATCTTGGAAATATATCAGCTTTTGGTTTAGCTTTAGTTACTCCATCAGGTATTCCACTTACAAACAATTTAGGAACAGTAGATGCTGGCCCTGATGCAATGTTGACAGGTAATCAAATGTCTATGGGACTTGGTACTGTTGATGCATTTAATTTAGCAGGTTGGGGTAGACTTGGATGGGGAATAAATTCTTGGGGCATAGAAGGTGTTAATGCAACTGCAATACCAACAGGTATTGGAATGAGTGCAAATTTAGGTTCTGTATCTGGAGGAATTATTGTTGATGTAGACGTAACCGCTAACACTTTAAATGTAGCCCAATTAACTCTAGGTAATGTTGACCCTGCACCTGATGCGATGATTACTGGAAATTTCATGATTGGCGCTTTAGGTACTTTAGGATTTTCAGCAAGTGTTTTACCTGTCCCAACAGGTATAGCAATGAGCGCTAATTTAGGAAGCGTAACAGTTGATTTAAATCAACAAGTTAATGTTACAGGATTTCCATTAACAGCCGCTTTAGGCGATGAAACTGTATTTAGTAATGTTACAGTAGATCTAACTGGTTTTCCGTTGACTATAGCACTAAATAATGCTAGTGCTTTAATCTGGAACGAAGTTAATACAGGTTCTGCTCCAATAGATCCTCCAGGATGGCAGGAGGTCGTTGCATAAAGAGTTTGACAGTAACTCTTTATTTTTATAAAATAAACGATATAAGGACTTTAATATGGCAAATTCAACATCTGCAAGTTTAAAACTTACAGTCCAAGCAACTGGAGAAAATTCAGGAACTTGGGGACAAATTACAAACACAAATTTATTAATTCTTGAACAAGCAATAGGTGGTTATCAAGCAATTGCTATTACATCAGGAGTTACTTTAACTTTTTCTAATGGCGCCGTATCAAACGGTAAAAATCAAGTATTAAAATTAACTGGTACAATTGCAGGTGCGGTAAACGTAGTTGTTCCAGATGGAATAGAAAAAACTTACATTATAGAAAACGCAACTACAGGTGCACATAACGTAACTGTTAAAACTTCTTCTGGAACAGGATTCACTTTTAGTGGAACAGAAAAAAATAAAGCTATTCTTTATTCAGATGGAACTAATATTGTTGAAGTTAATAATGATTTAGCAGGATTAACAGTAGGCACTGACGTTCAAGCTTATAATGCAAACCTTGCAGCAATAGCTGGTTTAACATCAGCAGCGGATAAAGGAATACAATTTACAGGATCCGGCACTGCTGGAGTTTATGATTTAACATCTGCTGGTAAAGCATTGTTAGATGATGCAGACGCAGCAGCTCAAAGAACGACTTTAGGATTAACAACAACTAGTGATGTTCAATTCGACTCTTTTGGAGTAGGAACTGCAGCATCTGGAACTACTGGTGAGATAAGAGCAACTAATGATGTAACAGCTTTTTACTCTTCTGATGTAGCTCTTAAAGAAAATATTACAAACATACCTAATCCATTAAATGCTTTAAAAAAATTAAATGGAGTTTTATTTGATTGGAAAAAAGAATACATCGATCAAAGAGGTGGAGAAGATG